GTAACCATGACGGCCTTTTCCGGCTCGGGTATGGTGGGGAAGTTCACCCCACCGGATCGAACCGGGATAACCTCCACACACTCGCCCATATGATCGTCAACGGCCCTAGACACTTCAGTCATGGAAGATCGCCAATCGTCATTTTGAAACAGTGTCATCTACTTCGTCCCCGTCAGCGCATTCGGCGCCGCTGGCTTCGTGTTATTGCCGCCTGGGCCTTGCATGCTGGTCCCGAGTTGCCCGTTAAGCGACATAGTCGCGACGCTCTCAGCGCGTTGCACGAGGCCCTCGAAATATTGGGAAGGCTTCACTTCCATCTGTAAGAAGTTGTGAAGCTCAGCCTCACCGGTCACGGTGCCGCTAACGGAAGCATCGCCGAAGCCGGGTGATGGACCAACGCGACGAATGGAGTCCGTCCACCCCGCACCGCCTGCCCCATCATCCGCCGCACCAAGCGTGCGAAGATATTCGGCCGTTGCACCCCGCTTCACATTATTGAACGGGTTCGGCGGGAGATAGCGGTCGAATGGTCCGGGACCGTTCAACAGGTCCTCAAACTGTGGGCCGACAGCTTCACGTTCTGCACGCAAACGCGCCAAACGGGCACGGTAGTTCGCGGCCCCGCCGCCGCCTGCACTGTCTGTGCCTGCGGCCTCTTTCCCCAAGTGCTCCCATATGCCCTCGTTGCTCACGCGATGCACCACCGCGTCGGCCAGCTCATACATTGAGCCGACAAAGAGCGCCTTGCTGAGAAGGTTCATACCGCTGCTGACAACGGGAAGCACACTCGGAGAATTCGGCTTTGCGCCCGGACTTGTGGGGGCGCCGGGAATTGTGGGCGTCGTAGCGATACGGCCCAGCGCCACGGCCGCTGTTTCCGCATTGGTGGCAAGGTTGATGAGCCCACTTACGACGGATGCAGCCGTTGAGCCCGCCGCGAATATCGCGGCAAAAGAACCAAGGCCCGCCGCAATAGAGATTGATTGTTGTTCGACTGGCGACAGCGTGGCCACGATCCCCGCCAGCTTTGCGCCGGCTTCCGTCATCGGAGTCAGCCAACCTTCGTTGGCCTTGACCATTTGCTTCTCAGCCGCGTCAAGTGAGGCCGTGAACCTATCGACGGCAGCCGCTAAGCCTTGCATTCGCTCTTCGGCGATCTTTTGGGCGAAGCCTTCCCCGTGGTTCAGCTTTTCGAGGTACTCGTTGTACTGGTCACGAGCACCAAGCAATAGAGAAGCTCTGCCACCTTGCTTCGAACCTAATATGGATTGAATGTCTCTCGGAGAGGCCCGCTGTAAGATAGCATCGAACAACTCGCCACCCCTCAACGATCCTTTGGCAAGGTCATATTGACGGAGTGCCGTATCGACCAAATGCTTTTGGTCCATCTTCGAAAGCTTTTCGCCGCTCTTCTCTACGGCCTCCCGAATAGCAGCCGCGAAGCCTTCACGACTTCCAAGCACGTTCCGGGACTCATCCCCGAACGCTTCGGTAAGGCTCGCCTTGCCAGCGTCGGAAAGGCCCTTTCCGTACCGTCGTCTAAGCGATGCGTCGATGGCATCAGGAGAAACATTGCCTTGCGGGGCGTAGTCAGCGTAGTTGATTCCCATATGAGCGAAGGCTTCGAATGCTTTCGATGTAGGTGAGAGAATCTTCGAAGCGAATTCTCTCATAAATATGCCGGCCTCGTCCCCTCCAACATTAGCGCGCTTCAAACTCATAGCCGCCGCGAACGCCTGTTCTGGCCTGATACCTGCGGCCGTAGACATGCCGATGCCGAACTTTCCGAACATCGTGATATCTTCAGGCGACATTGCGCCGGCCTTCGCGGCAATCGCTGCAAGGTCGACTTGCCGAGACATTTCCCGCGACGCTTGGGCGGGGCTATGTAGATGGATGCCCTGCCCGAACGTCAGGCCCTCCACGATCTTCGCGGCCTCGGCCGTTTGGACGTTGAGCGCCTTAGCAAGTACGATTGCTTGGCTTGTCGCCGCTTCTGTGATCGGTGCAGAGAAATTGCGGGTAACGAAGGCTTGCTGAGCGTGTAGTGTGTCCTCGGGCTTCAATCCGTAAACGGTAGCCGCGTTGATCCGTTGCCTTTCGAGCAACGCCATATCGGAATTGCTGTAGTGCTGGATTGCCCGCTGATACCGAACGTCACGCTCATAGGGCAAATAATTTGAGAAGGCCGAGCGCGCTAGCTGGAAAGCCTTCGCGCCGGCAACTCCCGCCACCGTGGCGCCGATGGCCCTTTGTACGGTGTGTATCTTTTCGAGAACCGAAAGGTGCTTCGTTGCTTCCGACGTTGCCCGCCGAAAGTTATTACTGTAAGCACTGCCAGTGCTTTCATTGAAAGCGGCCTTCGATACCTGTGCCAGCTTTTGAGTCAGTTCAACGACTTCACGTAGTCGTGGGCTGGCCTTATCGTCGGCCGTAATGGTGGCCGTTACGCTCGGATTGGACATGCGCCCCTACCTCGCATTCTTATCGCGGAGCTTGGTCAAGTCCGCCTGTAATTTCATGTGAGTTGCTAACCGCCCAATAGGCATAGAGTGCAGCTCCGAAGGCTGCACTCCGAAGTCGCGGATCATTACCGCGATGCACCGACGAACGGTTAAGTAGGGTCTTTATCGTCGCCTATGCCCCCTAGGATAATCCGAGCGGCCCTATCACGTAACACATAGAAGTCGCTTGCGCTAAGGCCCTTCAGAATCAAATCGTCGATGCCCTTCTCTGCAATCATGTCGACGAGAAAATTCATGAAATTTTTGTTATTATTCCAGACGAAGGTTACGCCATCTGGATCACCGTTCTTGTTCCAGTGTTGCGCCGTACCGAACGGTTCTCCATAGTCAACGAACGCGCCCGCTGTCGGTTGTTGCAAGGTCAGCGACAACACCTCTCCCTGGTGTGTGGTGAGCGGGCGTGACAGCTTGAAAGTTTGTGTAGTCATAGAATGGTGCTCCCGTCTCAAATGTTGGGAAGTAGTTTGGACGTATCGGCGCCGAGCTGCGCAAAGACACGCGAAAGCGGGGCCGCTGTGGTTTCGCTCGTGCTCAGCGCGTGCCGTAGATTCTTCGCTTCCGGGCTGTTCCCTTGTCCGCTCGCCTTAAGTTCGTTGAGCCGGTTTTCGGTAAGTTGTTTAAGTGCCGGCTGACTCGCATTGCCGCCATATCCCCTTCGCGTGTTGAGGGTCGACATGCTCATTTCGATTTCTGCAAGTCGCCTTAACCGTGCTGGGTCAACGTCGCTCATGGAATGTTGAGGCGCTTTGCGTCCGTTAATGATCGCCATGTTGGCTGAAATTTCGGCAAGGCGTGCGGCCTTGGGGTCTTCGGTGGTAGTCGTCATGTTCTCTTTCGTGGTCGTGGTTTGGTCGGACTCGATGGGAAGGCCCCTCAAAAGGGCACGCGCTGCATTGGCCGATAGTGTTTCTGGGTTGGCGTCCTTAAGAAGCGCCGCAACAGCGGAAGGCCGCTCGCGTGCTTCCGGCAAGCATTCAATGGCAAGCCGCCAGGACTCCGCACTTGAGCCGGCGTTGCTGCTAAGTCCATCAATCTGGTAGCCTTCGGCCTTCGCCTTTGTGCGAGAGACCTTCCGGCCGTCGTCAAGCAAGACCATCTCGGGGTCATGCTTGAAAGGAATAGCTGTCTTCATGTTGTTAGTACCTAAAGCGCCAATGCGGCGCCGCGTGAACGGGAATGTATGGGCCGACTCGAATTGCTCGGCCACCGCCGCCCGCCCCCGACGCGCAAATTATTTCCAATCGGCGTATTTCGCTTTGGAGCGTCTTTGCGTCGCCTCGCTGGAATTCGAGCCATTGCTCGCCGTTTCGAATCACAGCACGCGCTTGGCCAGCTACAAGCTGGTAGTATGCGGCACGGAGTTGGGGCAGAAGTGCGCAAGGATTGTCGACGGCGGGAACAACGTTCCCGCCTGATTCGCATTTGTTCATAGCAGTGTGAACCTTCTAGTTCGGCCTGTAGCCCACTTGGGGCCGCCTGAGATAGTCGGCAAAGACGCGCAACACGCTACCGAGCCCACCGATACCGTCCACAAGTCCAATCGCCTGAGCGTCCTCGGGGCCATACAGTTTCGCCTGAGTGGCCCTCACGATCTTTTCGTCAAGCTCCCGATTGTTCGCCACGACAGCAACGAAGTCAGCATAGAGGCTGTCAACACTCGATTGGACAGAAGCCCGAACGCTTTCCGGCAACGGCTGAAATGGATTCCCATCTATCTTGTGATCGCCGGCATAGATGAAAGAGACGACAAGGCCGCGTTTTGCGACAGCTTTGGACATATCGACGTGTTGCACGTAGACCCCGATTGATCCGACGCGCGAGTGGTGCGCGGCAAACAGACGGTCAGTAGCAGAAGCCAGCCAATAGGCCGCGCTTCCCGCCGTTGCATTGGCTATACCCCAAACCGGCTTCCCCGCTTGCTTCGATGCCTTCGGCAGCCAGTCGACCAGCTCAGCAAGGCCGAACGCCTCGCCGCCCCCGCTATCGATATCTAGCAGGATGCCGCGAACAGCGTCGTTAGCGAACAGGGATTCGAGCCGGTTGTGCAAACTGGTATAGCTTTGCAGGCCGCTCGCCGCTTCCAACTCGCCGCCCCTGTGGATCATTCCTCCCACAATCGGCAAGGTGACAATGCCCGTGCGTTCGTCAAGTAGCGTTTCGCTGTTCGGCCTAACGTAGCTCTGCACTACATCGCCCGCAACGATTGGACGAACGCCAATGCGATCCGCGAGCACTGATGTTATTACGCTACCATACTCGGGAGTGATGAGCAGGGGCACGTTGAACAAACGTGTTGCGAGATGTGTTAGGTGCGTCACGGTAGATTGCCCCCTTGCGTTTCGTCCTCTGGCTTTGATGCAATTCTACCGTTAAGCGTCGGCCAACTGATCCCCGCATCTTGTAACAAGGCTTTCTCCACCTTGATTTGTTCAAGCGTGCTTTCCAGATCAAGTCCCCTCTCTGCAAGCTTCATTTCAAGCGTGCTCAGCCCGCAAGCCAGCTCCAAAGCGTCGGCCTCCGCCTGCTTCGAAACGTCGGCAATGGGCTTGCCTTCTCCGCGCCAACTCGCCTGTGCATACGCACTGCGAGCCTTCCAAAAGGGTGGCATGTTCTTTCGTGGCAGTTCGATGGCCCCCGTCTCCAAAGCTTCTTCCAAAAATCCTTCGTAGACACTTTGATAGAAGGGCCGAACTATGAATGAACGGCGACGCTTGTTCCCTCGGGCAGGCATTTCGTGCGCAAGCCTTGCGGCACTAAACGAAGTCAAACTGTAATCGCCCGACACCGACTCATAACTCGAACCGGCCGACGTTGCAGCCTCGCGAAGCAATGACCGATCAAACGACTCGTGCTGGCTTGGGCTTTCGGTCTTATGGAGCTTCAACTTATCATTAGGGGCAAGGTGCGAAATTGAACCAGGTTGTAGACTGATTTTATTGTCGGCATAGAATTGACCCCGCGTTGCGGCCCATGCTTTGAAGTCGAGGCTATTGCCGCTCTCGTTTGCCGTTCCGCCAGGAAGCTGCAACCCGTCATTTATGTTAAACGCATCTAGCGCCTTGCCAGTCGGAGAGTCCGATTCAATTGTAACTCCCACCATGCTCTCAACCAAAGCTCTCACAAGTGAGAATTCGCGGAGCGTGGCCTTACTGTGAGCGCTGGACAGTGCAGCCGCAAGTGGGGATATTCCGCGCACCATACCTGCGGACAACAGGTCGTATAGGTGCAGCACCTTCGGACGACCCCACGTAGTCCTTGCGGGGATGTACGTTGCTAGCCCGCTCCCGTAGGTCCAAGCGCCTAAGCTGACTTCCCGGACCCATAGGCCAATATAGCGCCCGTCCTTATCAAATTGGACGCCTTGCGCCGCGTTTCCGTATTCGTTGGCTCGTGTAATGGTTGGATCAATCTGACGCGGGTCTAACAACTTAGCCTTTGTGCGAGAAGCCGCTCCGGGAACTCTACGCCAATCCAAGCACGCGACCCCTTCGCCCTGCATCAGCCAGGAGCGATAGACTGCGGTAGCCAATTGGTGAATCGTATGTCGGCCATTCGCGTCGCACTCTACAGGGTTGTTCGCCCAAAGATTCCATGCCTTTTCAATCCTCACTGAGAAGGCGCGAGCCTCGTCTGGCGTTATCCCTAGCATCTCCGCGTCGGGCTTCGCTGACAGAACGAGACCTTCCCCAAGCGCATACACGCTCAGCGTTTCAATCAGGGTTGCCACGGTGGGATTGCTCGTCAGCAAGTCCATCGTCACGGCCGCAACATGCGCCCGCTCTCTTGCCAACTCAGCGCCGGGGCCGCCCCAATAACCGTAATGGCCGTAACCGGCCGTTATGCCGGGGCCGCCCGTAACGTTGTAGCGTGCCAACGGCAAACTTATAAGACCGTCCGTTCCACTTTGGAATCCGGCTTGAGGGTTGGTCAACCCTCCGGCTGGTGACGTGCTCGGGGATACTTTGCGCCCCCTGAACCAATCTCTAATCCCCATTGCGGTTAGCCTTGCCGTAGCCCCTGCTTTCGTTGAAAGCCTTCATACTCACCTTGATCTCGGCCAGACGGGCAGCCTTGCCTGTCGGGTCAAGGGGAGCCGGACCAACGTTAATGCTTTCAGACTGCATCGCTTGCATAAAGGGGTTGTCGCTCGGCGCCTTCGCCAGGATAGCCCGCGCGGCTTCTGCATCCATGTTTGAACGCAAGGCCAATTCGGCGGCAAGCTCTGGGTTACGTTTCCCTTCGCTGGACTCGATAATCGAACTAATGCGCAAGCGTTCTGCGACTAGCGTAGCGTTGACGGCGCCTGTGACAGACTCTGTTCGCTTGTCGACTGCATCGGCAATCTTATCAGTTGGCATCTTATCTCCTATGAGAAGCTATTGATACGCATGCTGCCTTCAACATGCGCGCCGGCTTGCGGCTGAGAATTGGACGCGGCGCTAAGCTTCGCTCCGAGTTCTCGAATGGTGGGTTGTTGTGTGGATGTGGGCTTCGGCCGCTGCGGCGGAACCAGCTTCGCGATGGCCGTGGCGTAGACCAAGCAATCCCACGGTTCATTCCGTCTGACTGTTCTGTGATACTCATAGCGCGGTGCGCCCTTGACGTAGCGAACGCGCAACTCTTCGGAAGCGAGCCCTTCGAAGTAATCCTCATCAAGATGAGATGGGAGTCGGATGTAACCGGGCGAAGTGTCGTCCTGTAGCGCGAGCGCCTTTTGCAGCGTGAGCTTCATTGCGTCGACCCCGACAAGGATCAGGCCGAGTTGTCCCCGCAATCTCCCACCACGTCTAATTGGTAGTTGGTCGAAACCGCCGACTCCTTTCGTGGCATAGCATGAACGACTCTTGCGCCGCTGGTTCTGTACGTACTTCAAGACTTGATCGGCGTTGAATCCGCTATCGACGGCCTGCACGATGACCGGTAACGATCTCCCGTCTTTCGTTGGGAATGTCGCTCCCATTGCTTCGTCTAGTTTTAGCCATACAGCGTCCCCGCTGGTATCGCCCGACAGCTTGAAGTGATTCAGCACGCTAAACGTCTGGTCGGCATGATGCCCGAGGAACGTACATTCGAGCCGGTCGCTCTGAACGTCTACGCCAGCGGAAACGAATAGAAAGGTCGCCGCATAGGGCGGTGCGATCACTTCGGCGCGTTGTTGCAAGTCCGATGGCCTTAACTCTACTTCGGTCGACGCATCGTAAATCCGGGCCAACGCGGTGTTATAGAAGACTTGCTTCTCTTCCGGGGTGGTGGCGTCCTCATACTGTTGAGCAACAGAAGCCATCGTGGAGAAGAGAGACGACAACTCGTCAAGATGATAAGAACGAATGCCACGCTCGCCGGTAGCCGTTGCCACCCATTTGCCTTGTTCGACCATGACGCGGCGTTTGGGCTCGTCAATGACAACGCCACAACCTTCGCAGAACATGTGTGCTGTGGTGGGCTTTCCGGGCTCCCATTTGAGAGCCTCAAAGGCGAAGGGCGCAAAGTGCCCACAATCCGAACATGTGACGTGAAAGCGCCGCTGATCTCCCCGTGCAAACCATGCGCCGATGCGAGAGCCCATGCGCGTTGTGGGTGTAGAGACGATTACAATCTTTCGGCCAACGTCTTCAAACGTTTTTGTCCTCTTGATCGCGAGTCCAATAGGATCGCCCTCAACGCCTGCCGACTTGGCAAACCTGTCTACCTCATCAAGGAAGAGGAATTTAATAGGACGGGCGGCGAGCTCATCAGCCTTGTATGATGATGCGAACGCGAGCAAACCGCCCGGAAACGTTTTCAGTGAAACAGAGTCGACGCCCCCGCGTCCCCTGCGGGTATCGTCACTTGTTCCGACAAGCCCCCGAAGTGCAGGCGATGACGCAATGAGCGGGTTTAACCGCTCTTTCACAAACTCTTCTGAGCGTCCGCCCGTTGGCGAAATGTGGAGCGCGGGGCCAGGGTTCGCCGCGATGCAATGCCCCATGATCGCGTTTATTATGGTACTCTTGCCCGTCTGCGACGCTAGCATAAGAACGATGATCTCCACGTCATCGTCTGCGATTGCGTCGATGGGTTCGCGTTGGTAGCTCATTAGTCTGAGAGGTCCCGACCTTGCGTTCGCTGAGCCCGGAAGTATGATCTCGGACTCTGCAAATTGTGTGGGCGCGACAATCGGCGGCGGTGCGAACGCATAAAGCCAGCCACGCGCCAACCTTTCATCAAGCATTGAATGTGTGTGAACTTTCTAACTCAGCGCGTCGGCTTCGAGCGCTGCAAAGAATCTCTTCTCGTCGGATAGACTGCCAAGCGCGTCCCGAATTGCGGTCTCTATGATCTGGGCAACCTCCCGTTGGTCGGTCTTTCCGACTACGTTAGGCGCGATGCGATGGCCGAGTGACAGCAACGTGGTTCGGACTTCGGCGATGATACGGGCGCCGGTATCAGTCACGGATTGACGGTCGATAAGAGAGCCTTCAAGCACCGCATTTTGCAGTTCTAACTTGCGTGCTCGGTGCAGTTCAGATTGGGCTTTAGCGTCGGAATAGGCCGAGCTCGCGCGATTGCCGCCCTCTCCGCGCCCGCTGGCGAAGTGTCCCAACACGCGGTCACTATCGGCCCAATTTCGGGCGATCTCGACAGCCTTGGTGAAGTCTTCCCCCGCTCGCAATTCTGACATGCCTGCGCCTTCTAACGCTCTTCGGACGGTGGTTTGACTCAACCCGGATTCGTCCGCGATCTTGCGAATTGTGCCTTTCGGCTTGCTCATAATGATACTCTTCTATCGGAAAGGTGCATGCCGTTGATGAAAATGGTGCGGCAGCGGCCCGCAACGGGTGTGCGGGGGTCGCTCCTAGGACCCGCTCGCAACTAGCCGCACTGTGGCCATGGCGTGCCCGTTCGGGGATCACCGCGCGTGCCTAGCCGGTTGCGTGTCTGCGGCTTTGCGCACGTCACACATGCGCGTGTCGCGCTGGCTCACTACGCTGCACTCTCTGTGATTAGAGCATCGGGCGCTTATTCTGCAACGCATCCTGCTGCCTTGAAGTAATTCCAGCATTCCTGTGCTGTGAAGAGGTCGCAGACCT